CTCGTACTCTCTTGCGATAATACCCAGAGTGCTACTAGCATTAAATTTATAATCAGCAACGGGGTAATTTTCGGGGTCAAACTGCATATACCTATAAGCGGCCTTCTTAACGAATGGTATCAAAAAAGATTGTTGGAAGTTAATTAGTGTGCGCTTGTGTCTCTTGATAACAGCGCCTAATGACATGCTGATACCGGCGGCAGTAGCCTCACCATTGACCTGCCCGGCCAATCCTGCTGAATCTACCGCACCCGTTGCTTGCTGAACCATCTGCTGTAATGCACCAGCTTGTGCAAAAGTAATTTGATTAACCTGACCAAAGTTAAATGGCTGAAGAACCTCTCTAGGATCTCCATTAGTCAGAATCATCTTGCCCGGTCTTACTTCTGGCTTTGCTCCTCTGGGTAAACGAGTGGCATCAATAGCCATCATTGGATGAATCGTCAAACTTAGTGCATCAATACGCGCCCGAAGCTCAGTATCCAATGCCTTTTGGCTGTTATACCCCTTCTCGCAAACGCCTCTACCCCAGAATCGCCCTGGCACTACATCCCAAGGGAATGCAACGACAGGTCTATCCTGCATCATGTAGGGATTTGGCTCTGCTTTTAGAAGAATACCGCCATTTGCAATAACTACAATTGCTTCAATATACCGACTGTCACCTTCTTCTGCGTCTTCGTTAACATCATCCATTGCTGTATCTAACAGCTCGCGAGGAACCAAACCGTAATACTTGGTTAGCCGAACCTTGTCGTCGTTGTAAATAGTAATGTCTTGGTCAGGCTCTAGATCAGTATCAGGAGCCGCAGGACCAACATATCCTTCACGATAAACACCTTGCTCTTGCAGTAATTCGACGTGATGCCTACTAACAAACTCATCAATACATACGCCCAATGCATCATCAACACTGGTTGCTACAGGATCTATTAGGAAGTTTTGAGGGAGAACGGGGCGTAACTTAACTTTTACTCGCTCTTGGATGTTAATGCCTACAGCCTGAAGATCCCCATCCATAATTGGCTGAACAGCGGGAGTCATCTCTTTCATTTCTTCGATAACAATCTCGCCAATGCCCGTACCAAATACGGCTGAGTTAATAAGACATTCAGCTACGGCTTTTCGTACCATGCAATCTTCAAAATCCTCAGTTAACTTCTTGCGAAGAAACTGCACATCCTGACGCTCGGTGTCACCAAAGTTATCAGAGACATCAAACCACTTGCCCCTGCCAAATGTAGCCTCTTCTAGCTCAGCGACGTTAGATTCAACAGCTTGTTGTAGAGCAGGAGAGATAATACGACTACGCTCAGACTTGCGATCGCTATCAGCAGGATCCCATATGCCGCGCCATAGCCGATAATATTCTTCAAAGCGCGCTTCATAGTTTGACTCATAGTAATCTCGCCAATCTTCGCATTTAGTAATCACCCAGCCCTCTATGGACTGTTCAATTACAAGCGGATCTTCTTCATACAGTTCGGTCATATTAATATCCTGCTACCACATCAAGTATTTGGTGGTCATCAATTTCGTATTCGTAGTCATAAGCCACTTTAGCAAGCTGGTCAATATACGCTAACGAGTCTACTAGGTCGTCATGGGTCAAAGGATCAGGGAATTGGAAGAGCTGGTCAAGGAATCTTGAGTTCCATTCTCCTTTATTTAATGTGATATAGCTATTTTCAAAACGGCCCTGAAGCGCCCACATTACACGATCTGTTTTCTTTTTGTTGCCGTGAGTTAGTTCTTCAACCCTAAAGAACGTGCCGTATTTTTTCTGTAGGTCGGTTAATGGGGACATAACGGCTTGCTTTGCGATCCCCCTTTCAATTCCTACAGATACTGGCTTGTAGTCTCTTACGGCCTGAAAGATCTTCATGGCTGTTTCGTTTAGATCCCATCGTCCGTAGATGATGTTTTCTACATACCAACCATCCTCGCTTACTTTAACGACCGAAATCGCCGTCTCATCGAGTTTAGTGTTCTTCGTGCGCTTTTTATTAACCTCTTCAAATCCAGCAAGGTCAATTGCAATATAGTAATCACCCGCGTCAGGAGTTTGATCCGAGACTTTGACCCAGTCTTCTTTAAACATTTCCGAACCACGAGCCTCAAACGACGCCATAAATTCTTGGCGAAACGCATAAGACGACATACTGCGTTTAGCAACATCAATTTCATTTTTGTCCAATAGTGGATTGTCATAAGAAGTAAAGTGCCAACCTTTGTACGTTTCATCATCGCCAAACTCCGCATATTTATACAAGTCATAAAAGTGGTTGCGGCCCATTGGCGTCCCAATAAACATCGCACAGCCCTTTTGGTCAGCCAGAGCGGGTCTTAGGATCTGCTCGAATACATCAGGCTTCATATCTGCGTATTCATCTAAGACTAAGAACTTAAGGCTGACACCTCGCATTGTTTCTGGTCTATCAGCCCCTTTGAGGCTAATGGTTGCTCCATTGACAAGCTTGATTTGAAGATTATTAATGTGACTACCGGCAATAACAGGATGCCCAAGCTCCATGAGCGTTTGCCACATGATGTCTCTGGCTTGTCCCTGAGTAGGTGCGACGTAAAATACATGACCCTTGTCTGCCTGTAGTGCGTTTACTATTAACATCCATGCCGCTAGTCGAGACTTTCCAGTCCGACGACCTGCCGCTACTATTTTAAAGCGAGTATTGTCTGCCCAGACCTCTTGTTGCCACGGCAGTAGCTCAATATTTAAGTCACTCATGGTTAATCAAGCTCATCTAGCTCTTCTTCTGTTAGTTCACGCTCTATAGCACCCGCATCATCAAGAAGACTGTTTAACTCAACGGGGGAGCCAAACTTATACATGACTGCCGGTACGGATCTTTTCCCTGTGAGCATTTCTACCATATCCCAGCCGTCTTTTCCCGGCGGAAGCCTAACGTACTTATGGTCTATGTCATTTTTAATGAGCTTTTCTCGTATAAAACGACAGCCTTTGCACCAATCGGCACCAAGGACGATAACCATACCTATGATCCGTTAAAGTTGTTTAGCACTACAGGAGCCTCTAACAGATCAAACGTAACAACTACCTCTACATTGCCTGACCCGCTTGTAGATGCCTTGATAATATCGCCCGGCTGTAAAACAAACACCGCATTACCATCAATTAAAAGGTTTTCTTTAGACGATACGTTAGTGCCGTTGTAAATATAAACGTCTTCTGTTGGGCTAGGCTTGTCTACAAAGAGCGTAATGCTGTTTGTTGAGTTATGGAGGTTGGCAATAAATGCCATATTCCAGTGAGCCACATAACCTGACGGAATCTCTACGATTGTCTGCGTAGAAGTGTCTGTTAGATTTTTGTTTTTAGTGTATAGCATTAGGAATACGTCCACATGACCGGGGTAGTGGTGCGAGTATCAACGTGAACAAAGGTTTTTGCTACGCCAATGCCGCCAAATCCCATTTTTAATGCTTGATGCACAATATTTATGCGCTCTGTGCCGTTAGATACAGCAATATCTGCGGCAATCCCTTGATTATGGGTGCCTGGAATTTTTTTTCTAGCCTCGTTGGGGTGGGATTCGTCCCTGTACCCCGAGGTAATAGTAAAAGGAAAGCCGCATTCCTCACGTAGGGCGTCTAACTTCTCCAGAAACGCAGGATCCATCTCGTTTTTGTTGGTGTGAGTGCAGTTAAACTCTTCTAGCCTAAAGTATTTCACCGTTGTCCCCGTCAATGACCGTAGGTTGGATAGTAGAAGAATCAAACTCCTTAACTTCTGTGCTACCGACACCCGTTATGTTGATTTGAATAGCAGATTTCCCGCCATTTTGTACCACATCCTTCTCAAATGCCGCAACTGGAGCGATTCTATCCATAACTAACTTCCATGCCGCGGCCTGATTCTTGTGGTCATGGTCTAAAGCCGCATCGAAGATAGTGTCTAATACCCTTTTGGACTTAGGAGACGCCAGCATACGAGCCTTATACTCGTTGATTATAGTGGCATCACCCTTTGGCCTGCCTACTGACTTCCTCCCACCGGGGGAGTTAGCGGCTATATCCTTCTTAGAGGGACGACCTGACTCCTGTTTGCGTTGCTTTATTTCTTTTTTTCTTCGTTGAACGTGCGTTTCTTCCATATTAGCTACTTAATCATCGTGAAACTGTAGGAATCCATTTTGCCGACATCTTCAGGACTATCCTTAGAATCGTACTTAGTAGGAAACCCTTGGGCTTGCATCTCCTTTACGCGCTTCTTAGAAGTCTCGCACATCGAGTAGTACTCAGTAGGCGTGTACTTAACCGTATGGTCTTTGTTTTCCATGATTACTCTCCAAAAAGAAGAAGGGCTATTTGCCCTCCTACCCTCCCTATCCTATATATATCTATTTGGTTAAACAATACTCTGAACCCTCTTTTTTTCCAGAATACCCAGTTTCCCCGTAATCCCCCTCTGTAGGGGGCGGGTTAACTATCCCTTATAACTTAATGGAATTAAAAATCTCGTGATATATCTAAAAGAAACAGACACTTAACGTAAACTCAAAATCACCTTTTATTGTATCTGGGTGGCACCCCCCGCGCGCGCTGTTTGCAATCCCCCTCCCCCGGCCCTAAATCTCTGTCGGAATTGTCACATTTCCCCGCTGGCTGTCGAATTGTGGCAATGGTGACGGAATGACCCGGCAAGTGTGAGAGTCGGCGAAGGACCCCCACAGGCAAATAAACCCCACAACGAAACATCACAACGAAATGTCACATTCGTAAATTAATTAAAAAAGTTTTGTCACATTGTGAAAATAGTTTGTGTTCGTGGTTTAGATTGAACCCATCAACTAAAGGAGAGTAACTAATGACAAAGCTCACACCAATCGTACTTGCTGAATACCTAGTGATTATCTTCAGCGCGTTCCTAATCCTGTCGGCGCTCATGCTGGCTTTAAACTTCTTGTGGTTCGAGGCGGCTATCGCAAGCGCCTGTGGAATCGTGGGCATCTTCTTCATCGAATACGTCAACAAGCTATAAGGGGTTACACAATGGAACAGGTAAAATTCGGTATTACGTTTCGCATCACTGACTACTGTTACAGTGAAATTGATAACTTTAAAGAGTGCGCAGGCAACATCGACCCCCAAGAATTGCAGGATCGTTACATATCATTTTTGGATACCTTCACCGGTAGCAAAAACACAATGGTAGGCCCCGACGTTCTGGCGCTATTCATTGACGACCTAGAGAACCGCGCAAGCATTGATTACCTCGAGGGTCACTGGGACGATGATCCCGACGTCATGGCTGGCGGAAAGCGATTCTATCAACGGGCGAAGAAACTCCGCGCCCTTCACCCTGACTTATAAGGAGGGTTAAAAAATGCGGATACAAGTAGGCACATACACAAACGCAGATGACGGGCTAGAGGCTCGCATCTACTTCCACGGAGGCGGGCAAGCCTTCCCCTACACTGTCGAGCTTTGGGACACCGATGCGAAAGAAAAGGCGCTAGAAAAAAAGCTTAACAAGCTGGAGCGCGCACAAGCGTTCGGGCGTGCATTCTGCGGAGAAAACTACAGCATCGAGGTTTAGAGCATAGCCGACCGGGCATCTTCGGGTGTCCTTTCGGGTGCGCTTTGCACTATCAACGAACAAACAGGGAGAAACAAACAATGCGACATATCACATTAACAGGATATTACGCGGGCGAGACCGTCTGCGGCGCATCAAAAAACATCGAAGGCGATACATATGCCCACGTCGGCGAATGGTTAGATAAGCCAGAAAACCTAGAGAATTTATGTCCAGCTTGCCGCGAGGCTTGGGATGACGTTTCAGACGATGAAGAGGTGTCGCCATGCTAGGTAAAAAGACATCACCGAAGGCATTACCCAAAATGCGCGGACTTGTACTGTATCGCGGCCCATCAATGCTAGACGGCGCGCCTATTGTCGTGATCGCTACCCTGTCAACGTCTAACGTAAAGACCGGCGACGCAATCCAGACGTGGATACTCCGCGAAGATATC